GGAAGCATCATGGCAACACGTAAACCCACCAAAGAAGAGTTTGTAGACTATTCTGACATGTCTCCCGAAGACGTTGCCGATATGCGTGCCCGCGAAAAGGCTAACAAAGCTTATAACCAAGCAATGCCAGACCCTTATGAAGAAGGCAACCCAAAAAAAGAAAAACGCGGCGTAATTGACTCTGCAATTAATGCCGTAAAAAATGTGGCAAACCGCGTCACGGGCGATAAGTCTAAAGATATCCGAAAAAAGTTTATACGTGAAGCCCAAATGAACTCCCGGCAGACCGAAATGCCTAGAGTGGACGAAATGGGTAACGCCTATAAAAAAGGCGGATCAGTTAGCTCAGCGTCTAAACGCGCCGATGGTATTGCTATTCGTGGCAAAACGAGGGCGTAGATATGATAGCCAGCCGTGGTATGGGAGCCATACTTCCAAGCAAGATGCCCAAGGGCAAGAAGAAAGCCCGGCGGGATAGCACTGACTTTACCCAGTACAAAGAGGGTGGGACGGTTAATGCGGCTGGCAATTACACTAAGCCCGAGGTACGCAAGCGTATCGTAAGCCAAGTAAAAGCCGCAGCAACCCAAGGCACTGGCGCAGGTCAGTGGTCAGCACGCAAAGCTCAGCTTGTTGCCAAGAAGTACAAGGCGGCTGGCGGAGGCTACCGAGATTGAAAGCGCCTCAAAAATCATTGAAGGATTGGGGCGACCAAAAATGGAGAACCAAAAGTGGTAAAAAATCTTCTGACACAGGTGAAAGATACCTTCCTTCTGCTGCGATTAAAAGTCTCAGTCCAAGTGAGTATGCTGCGACAACGCGTGCAAAACGTGCTGGCAAAAAAGCCGGAAAACAATTCGTAGCACAACCCAAAACAATTGCGAAGAAAACGGCAGGATTTAGATAATGGCAACTACTTCTGGTGCATCCAGTTTTAATCTCCAACTCGACGAATTAGTTGAGGAGGCGTTTGAACGCGCCGGTGGTGAGATGCGTACTGGTTATGACCTACGCACTGCTCGTCGTAGCTTAAACATTATGTTTGCAGACTGGGCTAATCGCGGTATCAATATGTGGACGATGGAGCAGGGCGAGATCACTCTTGTTCAAGGTCAGAATACCTACGCTCTGCCAGACGACACAGTGGATCTGATTGAGCACGTTATACGTACGCAAGCTAACGCAGCTAATACACAGGCTGACTTAACAATTACACGCATTAGTGTTTCTACGTACGCTACTATCCCCAACAAGATTCAGCAAGCCAGACCAATTCAAGTCTGGATTCAGCGATACAACGGCCAAAACACCCCGATTGCTGCAACGCTTACAACAACGATTACGGCTACCAGCACATCAATTGTGTTGAACGATGTAACAGGATTACCAGCAACCGGCTTCGTTAAGATTGATGATGAGATCATCAACTACGGCTACATTACGCAGAATACAAACGCCAAGTCCGGCACGCTGTTTAACTGCTCCCGTGGCCAGCAAGAAACAATTGCTGTGGGCCATACCGCTGCCGCTACTGTGTACTGGGCGCAGGTTCCAGCCGTTACAGTTTGGCCGACTCCTGATGGTTCGCAGACATATACATTTGTTTACTGGCGCTTACGCCGCACGCAAGATGCGGGTGGTGGTGTGAACGTGATGGACATACCCTTTAGATTTATCCCCTGTTTGGCCGCTGGCCTTGCATACTACCTAGCGTTAAAGATTGTTGGCGGCGCTGAGCGTTTGCCCGTATTAAAACAACAGTACGACGAGGCTTGGGAGTTAGCCGCAACAGAAGACCGAGAGAAAGCGGCTATTCGCTTTGTGCCTCGACAGCAGTTTATTGGCGGAGGCACCTAATGGGTAATCGGTTTGCTTCTGCAAAGAACAGTATCGCCATGTGCGATAGGTGTGGCTTCCAGTACAAATTGACGGCGCTTAAAAAAGAAATTCAGAAGACCAAGATATATAACCTGCTTGTGTGCCCTCAGTGTTGGGATCCCGATCAGCCGCAGTTGCAGTTGGGTATGTACCCAGTTGATGACCCACAAGCTGTGCGTAATCCTCGTAATGATTCAACCTACTATACGGCGGGCGCAAATACTGCGGGTAATCCGACTAGTGGTTCACGGGATATTCAATGGGGTTGGGCACCTGTAGGCGGGGCCAGTAATTTTGATGCCGCTTTGACGCCAAACTACTTGGTGGCAACGACATTTGTTGGTACAGTTACGGTAACAGTTACTTAGGAGATTAAAATGGGATTTAAAAAAGCAGCAGACGGAATTGCTAGAAAAGGCAAGACCGAAGGAACAAATCTAGGCGATAGTGGCCCCACATCAGCCGCCCAAAAAGGCGGTAAGGGTGGTAAAGGCGGCAAAACTGATGCTGACATGTTGTCTATGGGACGTAATCTGGCAAAAATTGCCAACCAGAAACGAGGTTAATCATGGCTAAATTCAGCAAAAAAGTTATGGGTAAAGAAGTTGGCGACGCCGCTACTTATGCTGCACCGCACAAAATGAATGGCAAGCCTCTGGTAATGTCGACTAACCCCGGCAAGGACTCTAGCATTAGCAGTCTTAACACCATGAGAATGAGCGTTGGTGTCATTAACAACGGTGAAAACCCAACTAAGACATCCGGTATTGTTACCCGTGGTAACGGCGCGGCAACCAAAGGCATTACAGCCAGAGGCCCGATGGCATGAATTACACTGAACTCAGCAACGCAATTCAAGCGTACACGGAGAACACGGAAGCAGATTTCGTGGCTAATATCCCCGTGTTCGTTCAGCAAGCTGAGCAGCGTATTTATAACTCGGTGCAGTTCCCCTCGATTCGTAAGAACGTAACGGGGTCAATGACTACAAGTAATAAGTACTTGCAGTGCCCCACGGATTTCTTAGCGGTGTATTCGTTAGCTGTTATTAACGCCAGTGGTGAATACGAGTACTTGTTAAACAAAGACGTTAACTTTATCCGGCAGGCATACCCACAGCCCACAGACACGGGGATCCCTAAGTATTACGCACTATTTGGCCCACGTTCAGATAATGCGGCAGAGTTAACTTTTATTCTTGGCCCAACACCCGACGCGGCGTACAGTTCCGAACTGCATTACTATTTCTATCCTGAGTCTATTGTGCAAAGCCCTGTGGCTACGCTAGGGGCTATTACGGGCGGCAGCGCATACACAACGGGTACATACTTTGATGTGCCTTTGACGGGCGGTTCTGGAAGCGGTGCGCTGGCAACGATTACTGTAGCTGGTGGCGCAGTAACAGCCGTGACTATTACAAATGGTGGTTTGCAATACGGAGTTGCAAATACGCTGTCTGCTGCCGCAACCAATATTGGTGGGACAGGTTCTGGTTTCTCAGTGCTAGTTGCTTCTGTAACCAATTCAACGGGTACATCTTGGCTGGGCGATAACTTTGACACGGTGCTTTTGTACGGTTCTTTAGTTGAAGCCTACACCTACATGAAGGGTGAGCAAGACATGATGGCGCTGTATAACGGCAAATATCAAGAAGCCCTCGCATTGGCTAAACGTCTAGGTGATGGTATGGAACGTCAGGATGCTTATCGTTCTGGTCAGTATAGACAGGCGGTGACCTGATGTCTATTGTCCAAACCCAGACCACCAGCTTCAAAGCGCAGTTGTATCAAGGTATTCATGACCTCACAACCGACGTTATCAAGATTGCCCTGTACACGGCTGACGCTAATCTGAATGAAACCACGACTGTGTACAGTGCAACCAATGAAGTAGCCAATACAGGCACTTACTCTGCTGGCGGAGCGCAGTTAACTCCAATCACAGTCAATACGTCTGGGTACACAGCCTACGTAGGCTTCCCAAACATCTCGTGGACAGGCGCAATCACCGCAAGATGTGCGTTGATTTACAACGACACTGTTGCCGGTAAGCCGTCTATAGCGGTGTTGGACTTTGGTTCTGACAAAACATCCGTTGGTACATTTACAATTACCATGCCCGCAAACACCGCTACGGCGGCTCTTATCAGGAGTTCAAATTGATTACCACAACCAAAGGCGAAATGGACGAGACTCTACTTGAGAAAAAAGAGGGTTTAGTTGATAATGACCACGAGTACACAACTTGGGTCGAGTATTGGTTAGAGGGCGAACTTGTGCATCGTTCAGCACATGTTCAGTTAAAGAAAACAGTCACGTTGTCGGCTGAAGCCGCATCTTTTACGTAAGGGAATATCATGGCAAACACACAAGCAATGTGCACATCGTTTATGGGGCAACTGCTCAATGGCGGGCATCAATTTGGAGCAATTACGCTGACTTCGCGTACCAGTTTAACAACCCCCACTGCCGATACGTTTAAAGCGGCGCTGTATACAGCCACTGCTAATACTGGCACGAGCACAACTTTGTGCGCTGCCGTGACTGCTTACGCTAGTACAACAGTAAATACGGTCCCTGAAGTTATTGGCGCAGGCTATGTGGCTGGCGGTGTAGTGATTACAGGCGCAACAACACCTGTCTGGAATGCTCCAACTGCAACTAACTCGTCTACAACGGCGGGTGTTGCATTTACGACACCCGCAAATTCAATCACATACACCGGTGTAACTTTGACTACCCCGTTTGATACAGTGTTGATTTATAACTCCACTCAAGGCAATACGGCTGTTAGTGTTCACACCTTTGGGTCGCAAACAATCACGGCTGGTACGTTTACTCTGACAATGCCAGCGAACACAACTTCGACTGCTTTGATTCGTTTGGCTACAACCTAATAGGACTGGCGGGGTAACCCGCTAGAGTAGCCATGTTTGGAATCTCCGCATTTGCCGAAGCGCCGTTTGCCTCGCTTGCGGGGCAGACAATCGTCGTTCCGCTTACCGGCGTTCAGGCCTCTGGCGCGGTAGGCACGGTTGTCTTTACTCCAGTTACTATCTTGGCCCTTACGGGGGTTCAGGCTTCCGGTGTAGTAGGTACAGTACAAGTCGAGATATTAAACGCGTTAACTGGTGTTGAAGCGACGGGCGCGGTTGATACAGTAACCCTTGCGGATCGCACATTTGCCCTGACGGGGGTTGAAGCTGCTGGCGCAGTTGGTACGATTACGATAAGCGGAATCACCGTTACATTAACGGGTGTTCAAGCTGATGGCGCAGTTGGTAATGTTACAGAAACAAATAATCCAACCGAAAATGGCGTAGTAGCTACTGGTAGCGTAGGCACTGTTAGTTCAGGCGTAACAGTGGCAATATCAGGGGTTTTGGTAACTGGATCAGTTGGTTCAATTTCACAAGCATTTGGTTGGAGTGTGATAGATAATACGCAGACGGCAGGTTGGACTGCTGTCTCGACGAACTAGGAGTTAAAATGGCCTTTGTAATAGCAGATCGGGTAAAAGAAACCACTACCACGGCTGGTACGGGGACTGTTACGCTTGACGGCGCGGCTACGGGTTTTCAATCGTTTGCCGTAATTGGTGATACCAACACAACCTATTACACCATCTCATCCCAAACAGGCAATGAGTGGGAAGTAGGTATTGGTACATACACCTCTTCTGGCACCACGCTTGCTCGTACTACAGTTTTGTCTAATAGTGCAGGAACTCAACCTTCGGCACTGAGTTTTTCTGCTGGTACAAAAGACGTTTTTGTAACCTACCCTGCGGAGAAGTCCGTTAATCTCAATGCTTCTGATATAGCGGTTATCCCCACGTTAAATCTTACTAATGCGTTAGGCGCAGCTTATGGCGGCACAGGCGTAGCAAACAATGCAGCAATGACGGTTACAGGTTCTGGC